ACATTTGCACCTGGAGACAATGTTATCCAGTAGTTATACACCTCTTATTTAGTACGTGAACCATAGTACTCGCCATTGAGATATACACTTCTATTGTAAGTATCTATTTCTAGAGTATCTGGTCCATACGCTAAAGACCCTGACCCTGCTCCATATGCAGCATTTGCACCAACAGCTTCGTAAGTGAACTGAGTCGATGTTGCAGCAGCTCCTATAATACTTGTCACAACCTGAACTCCAATATAAGGAGAACCAAGGCCAGATATTGTTACTATATCTCCAGCAACTAGCCCGTGAGCTGCAGTGGTACCAATAGTCACCAGCCCATCAGTCAATCCACGATTATTTATAGTTTTGGTAACTGCACCTCTAAGGCTTCCAGTTATGGTAATAAATTCTTGATTTGTGTCATTAGATATCACCGCTGGCCCAACAATAGGACCTGTAACAGTTATATATGTTCTTACAGGGAAGTTTCCATTGTTTGTGATAGTTCCTAAACCTGTACGGGAAGGTGTTACAGACTTAGGAAGAATTTCTGAATTAAAATATCCTTCAGGGTTTGAAACATTCCACTCATACTTAAGAGGGTCAGCAGCACGAAGTCCAATAGAAAACTCTATGCGTCCGCGTGCGGAGACTGATTCAAATTCAGGCTCTCCGCTAAGACGGACCCAGGAAGCTTTTGTCGGGTTTTCATTAGTCTTAAGCCATGCACCAGAGTAGACAAGATTGGTTGCTGTAATAAGACGATTTCTAGCGGCAGCAGCCAGTTCTGGGTTAGGACATAAAATTACACCTTCAAGAGTAATGTCTCGCGCATTCCATCTACCTTTGACATCATAAGAACCGTCGCCCCAGCCACGTTTAATATCTAACATATCTGGAGAAGGATGTTGCCACCAGCCAGATATGTCAGTAATTACCCAAACAACCCCGTATTCATCAATTGTATTAAAAATAAAATCATTTAAAGATATATCTGCCTGTAACTTCATTCCCGTCAAATGAGGCTCAGGAAGTGGAGTCAGGCTGAGGTTAACGTATTTGTCTCCGGCTGCAGGCGTTACGTCATCAAAATACTCTCCAACGTAGGACGCGGCTTCGAAGATAAACGCATCTGCATAAAATTTCTCACTAACCGTACCAGCCAATGGTTGAACAACCGAGACTAGTGCTCCAAGGGCTAGTGCAGGAGCGGTCATTACGCTTGCTAGTCTTATCCAGCCATCGTCTGAAGTAACTGCTAAACCTACAGTAGAGGTAGTAGAGATAAGGCTGCCACCTGTAAGAGCGGTATACCATCCAACGTTAATCTGGAAGGTACCTGTCTCTTGTCCCGCAGGAACTTTCACATATCCAGCAACTGCATATGAGGTAGCGGCAGTTACAGAGATACGAGACGCAATTACCGCACCTGAGTTTACAGCTGCTGCCTTAGTTATCTCAAGACAAGAGGAGCCATAGAACGCGTCAGTAGTGATACGTGCAATTGTTGAAGACCCTGTTAGAGACCAACCAGTCGTGTTTGTCTTAAACGAAGGGTTGACTATTAAGTTATCTCTCGCCATATTATGCGGCTCCTCTACGAGTTTGGAATGCAATTTGACGAGAAACAATTGCTGCTAGCTCACGCTCATCCATACCTGCAGAAGGATTGACAACCATATTAATAGTTGTTCCCTTGCCACCAGAGAGTTCGGCAATAATTGCACGGTCACGAACTGATAAGCCCTGAGCATCAAGCGGCTCTACGCGCTCAGACTTTCCAGCCTCGGCCAGCTGAGCAAATGTTCCATTAGAGGATGGACGAACTACACCACCTTTAGCAAGTCTTACTGGAGCAATTTCTGAAAGATTAAATCCAATTGCAGGAGTCTTTAGTGGACCAATACCAATTGATGGAATTTTAATTTTATTAATTGCACGGATAATAAAATTTATTCCGCTAATAATTGTATTAATTACATTAGATAGACCATTTTTTAAACCGTCCCACATTCCAGCTGCGGCACCAGAAATTTTACCTTTAATTCCCCCAATAAAACTAATAATATTAGACCACACTGTTTTAATAGCAGACCAAACAGTATCAAGACCAGTTTTTAGGCCATTCCATACAGCTCCTAAAACAGTTTTTATTACTGATATAAAACCTTTAACTCCCGCAACGATAATACCCCAGACACCTTTAATCACATTCCAAACAGCTTCAAGACCAGACTTAAATCCATCCCATACACCAGAAAGATAATCTACTAATATAGAAACAAATGGCTCTACAAGAGCAAATATTGCTTTAAAAATATTTTCAAAGAAGGAAATTAAACCTCCGAATGCATCTTTGAATGCTTCCGCTGCTCCACTAAAATCTCCAGTAAATACCCTAAAAAGACCCTTAAGAACATTAAATACAACAGTAAATGCGTCTTTTAAAGCACCAACAATATAAATTAATGCAGTTATTGCCCCGCCAAGAACATCAATAATAAACCCTGCTAATAGTTTTATATAAGGCATTACATACTTTGCTATAAAGTCACCTATATTTTTTAGCGCTTCTTTGAAGGAGTCCATTCCTCCGCCGCCACCAAAAGCATCGCCAAGTGCCGTTTTTATTTTTTCAAAATTATCAAGAAGTTTTTCTTTTATAAATTTTCCAAGTTCGGCAATAGACTCTCTAAATTTTTCACTCTGAGTGTAGGCACCAATTAAAATTGCAATGACAGCAGTGATAGCTACAACAATTAACATAAATGGTCCGAGTGCAAGACCTACTTTTGCAGCCATATCAGCAAGAAGGGTAATTACACCTCTAATTAAGTTAGGTATATTTGTAAAAAACTTAACAAATCTAGAGATACCACCAACAATTACCTTAAACGCAAATCCACCAACTTTTGCAATTAAACCAAGAGCTGCCAAAAATGGAAGAACTTTAGCGCTTACTCTTAAAATATTTTGACCTAAATCACTTGCAAGAAATTTATTAAACTTTTCTAATGCAGTAGTTAAAACACCAAAGAATATCTCTATCGAGCCACTGTCAGTAAGAAGCTTTATAAATTTTGCAATCTCAATTCCAAACTCACTTATGGCAACCATAGCCCCGCCAAGGTCAATTGTGTTGAGAATATCTACTGCTTTACCTATGTTATCGTAGAAAATACCTAAAGCAGGGTCATCTGCAAACCTAATAAACCCGCCAAAAATTTTGCCTAGAAGGTCAAGAAGTTTAGTTCCATTTACTGCTGCATCTGCAAAGAACTCCTTAATCGGCTTTCCATCAATAGTTTTAAGATTCTTAAAATTCTCTGTTATTTTTTTAAAGTAGTCTAAAAATATCTGTCCGCCGCTACCTGGACCAGTGTTGGCTTCAAAAAGCTTTCCTAGACCGCCAAAAACATTACCAAAAATAGTACCTAAGTCTTTAAAAATACCTTTAGCAATTTTAAAACGATCTGCAAGTTTTCCAGTTGCTTCGTCAGCTTTTAGTGTTTCTTTCCATGCTCCTGTTACCTTAACAATCCAATCACCAAAAGCGTCAATAAGAGGCTTAGCGGCCTCAAGAAGAATAAGAAAGGCTTCATATACGTTGTTTAGAGCATCTCCAAATTTACTTAATAATCTATCATTAGTCTTCCAAATATTCTCTAGTCTTTTTAGATTTTCTGCACTAGTGACTGTTTTAGAGAACTTAACTGCTATCTCTCCTAGAACTTTTCCAGTTCCCTGAAGAAGTGGAGCAAGTTTAGGGAAAAGATTTTTTACAAGGTTGTCGATTGCTTTTTCAAGAAGAGGGAATAGGTCCTTACCAGCAGCAGCCTTAAGTTTTTTAAATTCATCTTTTAGAGACACAATGTACTTGACAAACTTTTGAGCCTCTGGAGAGAGGTCGGCTAGCGCATCGGCATAAGCATCGGTAGCAGCCTTATTTTCTTTTACATCTTTAACTGCTTCAGCCGCATCATCTCTGTTTTCAGTTGCGCTCAGAATGGCTCTTGCATTTTCAAGTTTAGTTTCTGTTAAATTTTCTGTAGCATCATTTACTGCTCTTATTGCTGAAACTACATTCTCTTGACCATCAACCTGTGCCTTAAAATCCCCCATCGCAGCATTTTTTGCTTCTGTCTTTTTAAGGTCATTATTTTTATCAATTGCACGACGATAATTTAAATCAGCCTCTGCAAAAGCAAGTTCTGCTTCTTTTCGAGCACGAGAATTAGGAGGTAAATCTGAAACGCGAGCAAGAGTTTCACGTGCTTTTTCAAGCTCAATTGCTGCTCTTTGCTCCGCAATTGCAGCATCTTCTGAGTCAAAACCTAATTGTTGTAAATCTTCAATAGCCTGTTCACGAGCCTTATGTAATTCGTTTTCCGCATCAATAAGGTCACGCTTTGCTCTTATTTCTGCTTTTGCTGCATCTTCATATGCTTTAGCTAGTGCCCTTTGTGCTTTTATTAATGCTTTATTTGCTTTTTCAATTGCTTTGGCATTGTCAGCACCTTTTTTTGCTGCTTTATTGCCAGCGGAGATTGCTTTAGCAACTCCAGCAAATGCTAGCTTTACAGTTATAGCGGCTTGAGCCAGCGACATCATAGATGCACCAAGAACTGTTATTGCAGGTAAGGTGATAGCGCCAATTATGGAACCTAAAGAAACTAAGCTTGTACCTAAAACACCAATTGTTCCAGCTGCAGCCTGTATGAGTGGAGCAAGAGTGTATCCAGTTCTAGTAAGACTACTGAATTTCTTACTTGCTGCTTCGCTTTCTTTTAAGAAGTTTTTAAACATCCCGCTGCCGCCGCCACCACGATTAAATCCTTTTTTAAAGCTACGGCCAGTTTTATCACCCGCTGCGTCACCATGTTTATCAACGTTTTTAAAACCATCTTTAATGTCTTTATCAATACCAGAAGTGATGGCATGTATCATTACATAAGCATCACCTACTACTGCCACAAGCCATCACCTCCTAGTATTTAGCCCAAAGGGGCGTCTAATGTCTTTCCAAACGGTAGTGCTGCATCAGGATCAAAATCTGTAGAAGGCACGAATGGCTTTCTCTCCGCCTTAGCAGGGTCAAAAGGAACTACATCGCTGTAGTCGTATTGGCCTTCTTCAGGTTCTAAATCTGAGTAATCTGTACTACTTGAAGAAGAGTGTTTATACTCTTTTTCATAAAACTCTCGATATATAATTTTTCTTATTTTGTTCTTTGCGTCAACTTGTTCTCCACTAGTGGCGTTTGTGTAGTCTTCTTCAAAGATGACATGTATAACATCCAGCATTTCTGCTGAATCCATCTCTCCAAGACGTAGGCCGCTCATCAGTGCTTTCCCGTTGACATAAGGCCAATGGTCTACTGCCCACTCAAGGAGTCCGTTGGCCCCGCTGTGGGACGGCCTGAGTACTGTTCAACTAGCCATGATGTGATCTCACCCAGAGTTTCAACGGTGACAATCTTGTCTGACTCTAAAAGAGCATTGAAGCGCTCGTAGCTTTCAGACATAAGGGTCTTAGCAAAAAACCCTGTAACTAAGTTGGCAGCGTCTCCAACATCTTCAGATGATGCAGCAGCAACCATATCTAGGAGTATTTTTCCCTGAAGTGATGTTTTGCAGTGGAACTCTTCATCGTACAATTTGAACGATAATGGCTCTGTTACGATATCGGCAGCGCCGAAGTCTTTGAATCTATTTGTCATCTTTCCTTTTCCTCGTTTCTCCTGTGTCTTTTTACTATTTACATAGTAATATTATTATTTTACAGTACTTTTCTTAGGTTGTCTGAGAGATATCTATTTGCTTTTGTCCCTGGGTGCATAACCGAGTGGGCATAAACAATCGAAGAACCTTTAACAAACCTAAGAACTTTTGCCTTATCAGCAACAATTAAATGAGGCTTTGTGCCCTCATGATGCATCAATGCGTAGTTAAGTCTAGAGCCAACCATTACATACTGCCCACGCGGATCGCGCATATGTCGCATGTGAATAGAAGCCCTAAGTGCCCCTGTTTGGACTCCTACCTGAGCTTTTGCTAGAACTTCTAACCGTCTACCCTTTTTGGCAAGA